AATAAGGGATCGACCATATAACTTGGTCAGTGGACGGATCATAAATACCGTCTGATTGGTACATGAACTGGCCCGTAGAAAGAGTTGGCACTGTTGCGGACCATGTACCAATAATGCCCCCAGAGTTTGTTGCTGGAAGACTCGTCTTGCCCGTGGTTGCAGGAGGTTGTGTTGTTGTGAATGTCGTAGCAGAAGCGCAATATGCCGTGACATACGAGGCACCTGCTACACCAGCAGCACCGTTAGAACCGGAATAACCTACCGCAACAATAGAGCTGACAACCCAACTGAATGTCGTAGTGGTGTTTGCTGCCGAATCTGTAATAAATGCGCGGGCAGCCCACAAGGTCATCCCCTGCGCAGGCGCTGTTCCGGGTGTTGTGGACCATCCTGAAGGGACAACGCTAAGGCTTCCATCTAGCCACGTATATGTAGGAGAACCAGAAGGCGCTAGAGGAATAGAAACTGCCCACTGATAAACCTGCACAGTAGCAGATTGAACACCGCTAGCTCCGGTAACACCGTTCTGTGTCCAAGCTTGCACGGAAGCTGTTGCATAAGACACTACTGTGGAAGTTGTACCGCCTGCTGCCGTAATCTGAACACTAGCCACATACAACTTAATACCCGGAGTGCCGGGATTGCTGGGGACAGTCACACTCCAGCCGTCTGAAGCTGTGTACGTACTGTTTACGCCTGTTGCCCATGTGTAGCCAGATGTACCTGTAGGATTCGCAGGAGTAGTAGAACTCCATTGGTACAAGAATGCAGTGGCATATTGATTGCCAGTTGCGCCGGGGCCGCCTGCTGTACCGTCTGTAACCTTAGATAGAGTGATCGGCGTGGAGAACGCTTGCCCATTAACTGTAATAGAAGCTGTAACCGTGCAAGATGTCCCTGTCAGACTGGAGTAGGCAAGCGTGCAAGTGTTATCATGATTGTCCGTGACAGTCGCACCAGTCGCATTAAATACTACAGTGCCAGCAATACCAAGTAAGCTTGCTTTGATAGTAATGGTAGACGGCAAAGGATTACCGCTTGTGTCAACCTTAAAAGCCGGAGCACTAGCCGAAAGCAGGATGCCGGAATTCAGAGGGTTAAGAGCACGTTGGCTACTACCCAGTAGTAGCACATCGCGATCACCAATAACTGTTGCCATCTATTTTCCTTTATACTAAAATTTGTACAGTGATAGTCCCTTTAAACCAGTTAGGAGAAAGAGAGATAATTGTACCTGTCTTACCAGACGATAAACCGAAGCGAGGATGGGTAAGCGTTGCAGCACATCCTAAAGAAAGGGAGCCAATCAAATCTGCTGTACCTTCAAACTGTAGTACGGTGCGCGGAGCACTCCAAACAGCTACACGCCTATTAGCCTCGGCATCAGCGTCTACGCGACGTTTCAACATTGTGTCAGTCTGAGGAGGTGCGTCATTAAGTTTGTAATCCGCTTTGGCTTGAAGATTTGTGGACGTGGATGTCAACCACTCTGTTGCAAACATTGTCTTGTGTTCGTCAGGAATTCCGGTAAGAAGATTATCCTGTACGGTCCAGTTTTTGTCAAATCCGAGAGTGACTGACGCTTGTACTAACGGTCTGTCGTTAATTACCAAGGATTTTTCAATAATCTGCGACGTACCAATTTGCACAGGCGTGCCAAAACCGGGGACACTTACTTGAAGTAGTTGAAGAAGTCCAGCGCGAGACATTACAACACGGGCATCTACGCTTGCGGCAACATCTTGGCAAAGAGTAAGGAGGTTAGTATTGCCGTCAGCGTAGACACCTATAGGCTGCGGGCATGCTATATCAAACGCGGCAAGATTAATTGCATCCAAATCTGCTGAAGTAAATCTAGAGGTGGCATTACCATACCCGGTGACGAGACGCTGAATGACAGTAGAGATTGTATTTACATATGCAGGATTTTTATCCCCTTGCACAGACACAGTGATTTCCCCAGCGGACGCTTGATTAAGGGTGAAAGTACCAGTAGAGTTATTCACTACCACACTGATAGGTTGACCATTATCCCTAACTTCGATAACACCTTCAATTGGTCCATTGTGCACTTGATATTTAAGCGTAGCAGCATCTACTAATTGAGGAGTGACGTTATGCGCTTCACCAAATGTCAAGCTTACGACATTATCCTTATTAGTTCCTGTTCCACCAATCTTCTGATCTGTCACAGGGGCATTCAACTGTTGTAACTTATCCCTAATAACAAGTGTAAGTGTATCACGAGATGTGCTATTTAATGTTGCCACGATTCCGTTGAAAATCAACTGGAAATCCCCTCTCGCCCAAGTAGGATCGCCTATCCAAGCTTTGATACTGCGATTATCCCAAATATCATTTAGCCAACCATCTCGTTCCCCATTGTAATTAGCAATCTCAATGTCACCACCAGACATACCACCAGTACCTGCGATATCCAGAACTTCAGTATATTGAATACCGCCAACAACGATAGGATCGTAATATTGGTTTGCAGGAGTGTCTGTAGGAGATGTTGTGTAAGCTCGTGTCGAAAGGTAGCGAGTAGTTTCCAACCCGCCACTCTTAACACTAACCTCAACTAAAACAATTCGAGGAACGGTAGGATTGCTGAGCCAAGCAGCAAAATCTACCATTCAAGTTTCCTTTCTATTTATCTATTTACCACTTGGTACAGCGTCCCTGTACTCTTTGAAGTGGAGACAGCCGAGCCAACACCATCAACAATAGTTTCAGCAGCAACTTGGTGGGCATCATACGTTGCACTTGCCACCTGATTGAGAGCGTTGGTATTGTTGGTGTCACTTTCAACAATCTTGCCAGTCAACTCCTTAATTGCAGCTATTAAGTCTGCGCTAGGCGTTGCACTTGTTGCTGTTGTTGCAGGAGATGTCCCGTTGACAAGGTTATTCAAACTGTTCAGAATATCTGTTGCTGTGCCGTTCAGTGTATTCAAACTCGTAAGCTGATCGCCCATTGCATCGAGCTGCTTCTGAGCGTCGGTAACACCGTTGTCAGCAAAATCCTGCACTTTAGCAAGCTCTGCCTCAACCTTGTTGAACACATCAGTGTAAGCGTCTCCGCTTGCGTACATCGTACGGGCAGCATCCAGATAAGATTGAGCGGCATCTGTAACACCGCCTTGCGCAGTTGCATCACCTGACATTGCCTTTTTAAGAATTGTCTCAAATTGGCTTTCGGAAGCTGCAAGTTTTTGTTGAGGGGTGTACGGAGAAGCTTCGCTCAACACCAACCCATCACGGAACTTACGCACGTTGTCAGAGAATTGCTTCAGCTTATCAATAACACTTTGGATAGAATCCTTAGTGGTTTGATTTGTCTTTGCGATTCCGTCGATTGCTGTTCCGAATGTCGGAGCAAGAGTCATCAACTTATTGAACAGAGCAACACCAGAATCCGAAGTAAGATCAAGGCTGTCAACAACCAGCTTGAAGTCTTCTTTCGTCTTGATGCTCGACAGTCCCATTGAAGCGAGGCTATCTTGTACCGACTTAATGACAGGAGCTAACTTCTCGTTGTCTGTGTAGATTGCATCTTCATATGACTTGACAGCTTTCGTCAGTGCATCAGAACTGCCAAAACTATCAACAAGCTTTTCAGTTTGAGCAATACCTTGAGCAGCCGTAGGCATTGTACGACCAAGCACTTTGAATACATCATTCACTTGCATCAGATCGTTAGAGACACGTACCACAGTCTCCATCAATCCTTCACCAACCTTTTGATACTTCTGAAGATCAGAGAATGCATACTGCGCCATCTGGTCGCCAAGCTTGGAGAATACATTTTGAAGCGTCTTTGTAATCTCATCACCTGTCATACCTTTCAGGCTGATGTTGCCAATATCAATAACGAAGCTTTTCAGTTTGTTATTAAAGGCATCACTGTCTAGACCAAGACCTTTAGCTGCTACTTTAAGTGTATCAGACATACTCAAAATCACTTGAGCGAATTGGTCATTGGTATCTTTTCCGAGGGACGACAGTTGGGTGTTGTGTTTATCACTACGGAACCAACCACCAGAAGTGGTGATGTTTGCATACGACTGAGCATTAACACCGTTCGTCATTACAGTGCCAAGATTAGTCTTACCTAATGTGATACCAGAGTCATCGAGAGATTGTTTGCCCCCAAGAATGCTTGTCCCGATCTTCCCAAACAAATTACCAAGAACCGGAATCTTTGCCAGAAGCGAACCAATCACCACACCACCAGCAGCCCACGATGCAATACTTTTCGCCAATCCGTTATTCGTATTCAAGTGAACATCTGGGTTTGTGATATTAGTTGTCTTGACAATCTCCGCAGCAAAATTACTGATATTGTCATTCAAGGATTGTAAAGCCGAAAGCATATCATTCTGTACAGTCAAACCAAGGCCAGAATTCTTCTCTGCAATCTTCAGCGAGTTGGCAATCGAATCACTCTTCGCACCAACCAGAATAACTTTCGTACCATCTGTGATAGTCGGAGAGCCAAGAACAGTGCCAGTACCTTGAATCTTTTGCTGATCTGCGGAAGAGAATCCTCCACCACCACCAAACGAACCAGAAATTGCAACACCCAAACCAGCAACAATTGCAGCCATCGCAGCCATACGAGCGAAGGCAGAATAAGGATCACCAGAACCTTGCGTCAGGATGGCGTTGACACCTTTGATTACACTCAGTGCAACTTCGGCAGTGTGAAGCACTTGTGCGGCTTTAGCCATTGCTTGGTAGCCTGAGGAGCCTTTTTCAAAGAACAGGGCCGAAGCATCAGCCATGCTGCCGTACATGCCAACTTGGTTTTGAGCGCTCTGTACTTGAATGTCGTTAAGCTGTTTAGCTTTCTCAACTTCACTCAACGATTTGTTTTCGCTGATTACACGAGCCTGATTCATCAAACTGATTTGATCGGCTTGACCCTCAGCAAATGCTTTGAACATCTTGCCAGCAGCTTCGCCAGAATTGCCGAAAGCTGTTTTCAGAGATTTTTCAATCTCGCTTCCGATGTCCTTCCACATACGCACTTGCTCTGTGGCGACTTTGGTGAGTGCGGCAGAGCGACCAAGAGCAGCGCTATTTGCAGCATCGTTCTTTTCTTTTGCCACATCAGCAGCTTGGAGTTTTTTACGTGCGGCAATTTGCTCATCAATCTGATCGATACGGCGTTGGTTGACATTGGTGTACATTGCGTCCATGTCAAGCAGCTTTTGCTTCTCGGCTTCAAGAGAGTCAATCAACGATTGCTCAACCTCACTAGCCATCTGCTTTTGCTGGACTCCCGCAGCTTTGACAGCTTCAGGAAGACGATTATAAGCATCTACTTGGGCTTCTACTTGCTGAGTTTGCTTCTCGATTTGCTTGACAATAGCGTCACTTTCCTTCTGCTGCTTAAGTGCTTCGGCTGCTGCGTTAACATCAGGGACAAGATCGTTTTGTTTTTGCTTCAGAGAAATATCGCTAATTACACGGTCAAGTTGTTTCTGGATGTTGTATTTTTTGCTTGCAGCGTCATTCATCAAGCGAACATCGTTAGAGTGGAATGCTTCAATTGCTTTTTTCGCAGCTTCCAGATGATCTTTTTCAAGAATCAACTCTTTATCAAGAATCTTCGCCTTTGCAGCTTGAGCATCTTCATCAGATTGCAAACCATACTTATTTTTGAAATCGATAAGTTTGATTTCGTTATCCATGATACGTTTCTGAACTTCATACTGATCGTTCAGTTTGTTCAACTCTGCGTCAAGTCCGGACAAACCTTCTGTGTGAGGTTTTGGTTGCTTCTTGCTGTAATAATCTGTGATATCCTTATTGCGCTTCGCAATTGCCTCATCCGTGTACATCGCGCTCGCTTTTTCAGCAGCTTCACGGACCTTTGCATCTTCAGAAAGCTTGTCGCGGGCGATAGCTTGTTTCGCCAACTCGTCATTCACCTTCTGTTCTGCAAGAGCAATTTCAAGGGCAGACTCTTTGGAAACTTGCCGTTGCACAGCAATCGTCCGTGCAATAGCATGCATACCTGCTGTTTGCTCCTGTTGCTCTTTACCCTTTTGAGCAGCCTCCGCATCTTCGTTGTTGAGCTTGACAGTGGCTTCAATGAGTTGATTTACAAGTTTCAGTCGTGTTGCAGCCAAACCAGCACTCATACTATTCTCAGGATGGCTTGCATCGAATCCACGACCAAGACGTTTATTTGACTCTGCCACTTCTTTATCGAATTCAACAAGACGATTCTTCAGGCGATCCACTATAGCTGCAGTGGTGTCTTTCTTACCAATACCAAGCATCACATCCCAAGCGCCAGAAGCTGCTTCTTTAATGCCCATCCAAATGCTTTGGATTGTTCCGAGGCTGCCTTTCAGCTTCTCTGCGCGCTCCATAAGTTTAGAAGCATAAGCCTCTTCAGCAAGATTCATCGCCTCTTGAGCCTGACCTTCCTTCTCCAGCATAGAGATTTGCTCAAACTGAGAAGCCGTTAAGAAGTGGTATTGATCGTTCAGTTTCAGAACATGTTGAGACACTTGATCTGTTGAACGCTTTGTGGAAGTAACAGCAGCAGTCGCGATAGATTCAAATTGCTTAATCATGTCGTCAGCAGACTTGCCAGTGATGTGCGCCATCTCGGCTATAGCCGGTGCAATGAACGAAATTTGATTACCAGTAAAACGTCCACTCTCAGCCAGTTCACGTACAATCTTTTTAGCCTCGCCCATGCTACCGACAGAGTGTCCAATATCGATTGCCATCTGGTTGAGTTTGCCGCCAGTCATACCGGCATAGTCACCTGTTTGAAGGACAGCGGCATTAAATGCTTTCAGTTCAGACGAACCTTTGAAGTATGCCACTGTGAGCGTAGCAATAGCAGCAACGGCAATACCTACGCCTGTCGCAAACAACCCGAAGCTCATGCCCAACGCCTTAGCAGCTTCCGAACCCTTTTCAAGCATGCTTGGGAGGAAGTTAATACGCTCGCCAAGCACGATAAGAGAGCCGCCAAAGCGTTGAAACTGCCCTTGGCTAAGCTCGTGACCCAACACCATCAATTCTCGTGCAGAGCCCGCTGTAAGAAGGTTGAAGCTTTCGTGCGGACCTTTTGCGTTCTTGATTGTGTTGATGTAGTTATTGATTTGCTTTTCACTATCAGAGCCAGCTTTCATCAGTCCAAGTTGCGCGGCTTGCGCGCGAGTTAGTTCTGCCTGATAGTCTCGCAGCTTCTGGCCGTGTAATCCAGTGGCCTCAGCTTGACGTTTGAGGGAGTTAATAAACGATTCAGCCGTCGATGCACGAGCCTGCTGTTCTTTCTGTTCAGCAGCTTCAGCAGCAGCGAGACGCTCAGTCTCTTGACGAAGTGCCCTATTAGCATCTGCCAATTTCTTAGCGTCTTCAGCAGCTTTCGCTTTAGCTTGATTCGCATAGAACTTGTCAGCTTCGGCAGCAAGTTTTTTCTCAGATGCATAGTAGTCATCAGCGGCTTTAGTGAGTGCTCTCCATTCAGCCTCCTCTTGCTTCATAGCTTGAATTTTAGCTGCGGCGTCTTGTTTCTTGTCGAATGCTGCATTCATACGATTAGCCATCTCTTGCTGAGCGGCATACCAAGCTTGTGCAGCATTCATTTGCTCTTGTTGCTTAGCACGAATGTCAGCACTTTCCTTCTCGCGCATTGCAGCGCGATCTGCCTGACTCTGCTGTATGAGTGCAGTAAGCTTATCGGCCAGAGCCATCCCGTCGAAGATTTCTTGCTGAGAAGCCAATGCGGCCTTCATTGCTTTGTTAGCGTAGAATTCGTTGGACTTCTCAGTCATCATGTCGATGATTGCGTTGTACGCAGAAGCTGCCTGCTGCGCAGCATCCACTTGTGCTTTGGCAGAAGCTTTTGCACCACTGCCTATATTAGATGTTTTCTTCTCAGCGTTCTCACCAGCTTTGGCAAGATCGTTGAGTGCTTTTGTTGTGTCTGTAATACCGTCCGAGACAACCCTTACGGTTAGGGTACTAGCTTCAAGAGCCATTCCTATTTCCTCTCAAAAGTTGCATTTGCTCCCACATCTTTACAGAAGCAGCCATTTTGTCTATTTCTTCTTCATCCTTTTCCTCCTTGTAAGGAGCAGGACGTTTAGGGTCTGTGGCTTTGTGAGATTCTGCACAATAGGCTTCAGACATCTTCTTAAGCAATTCTTTTTCCCACAGCAATACTTCAAGTTCGTTCACTCTGATATATGATTCAATCTCTACCCATGTTAAAGGCGAGATTCCCATGCCCGTCTGAATGCACTGCCCTGATAAAAAGAAAAAGCTCAACAGGTACTCAAAGCACCGTGGAACCGGAGGCAGTTGAATCTCTGTATGAGCTTTGATTAGGTTGCCATCCTCGTCCCGCTCGCCCAAGCTTGTTCCTTGGGCTTGCTCGATACGGCTTTTCTTACTTTTTTCTGGTGTGGCACCAAGCCACGCGAGTTGTCTACAGTAGGTAGTTGTTAACTCGCCGATTGCTTCAAAAAAGCTTCAACCGAGTTCAACTCACTGTTCACTTGGTCGCGAATCCACGAGAGCGATTCGTCGGTGTAGAGAGCTTTAATCGCTTCAGGATTATCAAGCGCTACACCATCAGGATAATTCATGTTATCAACCTTCTTCGTAAGCGACGTAACAAACTCAATGGAATCTGCACGGGACTCAGCATGCGTAGCTTCGCGACCGTTGCGCTGCTTTTTCTTGCGCACCAGCACATCCACAGCTTTTTGGTATTCGCGCGATGCAGTACCGCACAGCGTGAAAACAACAGGTTTACCTTTTTCATCTTCCAGCACTTCACCAGTAGCAGGGTGCTTCAGCAGCATTTCAGTGGTTTCCGACAGTTTCAGCGAATCAATTTTAAACATTGTTATTTCCTTTGGTAGAGTTTCCCTTGCGGGTGTTATGCTTCTTGCGAAGCTTGTTTAGAGCTATTTTGCTCTTTGTTAATTTCGGAGATTAACTCTCCAATCCTTTTAATAAGGTATGATTTATCCAGATCAATGAAGCATTCCGTACTTCCGTCGAATACTTCCACTGGTTGAGCATGAGTTTCGGCAAGTTCGTTAAGTAAGATAGTCTCGATTCGGATAGCATCTTTGCCCAAATCAAACTTAAACTCAGAAAAAATCTTAAAGTTGTGTTCACAGTCTCTGCGAATCTTGCATACACGCTCTTTAACTTTTCTATTGGTTATACCAATCTTAACGATATTGTCGGCTTCTAGGATATACAAAGATGCTGGCTTGTGCATTTTAAACCCGTACTTGGCGCAAGACTGGCATCCGCGCCCGTTAGCATGATTATTAGCTATAATCTCAAACCTTCCATGTTCCTTGCAAATCACAACAATCTTATCTGGTAGTTTTGTGTAAACTGTCTCGCTGTAGTCATACTTATTATCGTGGACCAACTTAACTTTATCTATGAATTCTTCTTGTGTGGAGCGAGGTGTGCCCGGAGGGCGAGTTCTGCATTCATGGCAGTATGCTCCACCCAGAACATGCACTCCTGCTATTGCGGTAAATTCCCCATGTCTTGGGCATACAATTGTTAACCGCTGTCGCTGATTCTTATAGTCCACAAGGGAGTAATCATAGTAGTTGTTGTGGACTTTGTTGGCGCGATCAACCCACTCTTTTTGCGACAACCTCCTACCTTCTCCGCGTCTTTCAGCGAAGCACTTGGAGCACCCGCGTCCTTTGAGATGAGAACTTCCTCTTATCTCAAAATCTCCGTGGATACCACACGTCACGAGGACATTACTCTTGACACCTCTAAATACTAGTATATCGTATGAATAAACATCACCATGTACTGACTTACATTTAGATATGAACTCCTCTGTGTTATACTTTAGCTTCCTCAATTTTGCCCTCTTATCTAATTACACTGCCATAATTATAGTATAATTAGATAAGAAAGTCAAATTGCTGACTTTCTTAAAAATGTTAAGACTGACTAATCAAGTCCCGGAGACAATGCTGTTGTCAAGCTCCAAATCAACAGTATTCTCAAGAATCTTATCAGCCGTACCAACCGAAACTTGCAACGAAGTAACAATTGCAGTAAAGTAATCTTTTCCAAGCGAACCCGGATAAGTCACTTTAAACGCAGTCGAAGCCCGCGAGTTAAATGCAGCTTGCAGGGCTGTATAATCCGTGCCTGCGTGCTTTGCAAGAGTCATGGAGATAGTACCGTAGTCTACGCTTCCCGAGCGCTTCACGACGTTTGCAACGTCAATCGGGATGTGCTTAATTACGGTTGTTTTGCCACCAAATGCGCCAAGATTGCTAACCTCAGCAATAGGAATCCAAGTCAGCGCCGCAAAACCTGTAGAGTCATATGTAGCAGGCAGAGTAGTCGAAATACTAATCGATGTAGTAGCGCTGGAGATAGCGGAAGAACCAGACATTTTATTTCCTTTGTTTATTAAATTTACTAAAAATTGCAGGTTATAAGATTCTTACATCTCCTGCCTATATTTCACCCTCACAGCACACCACAAGAATGCTGCATCAATCATTGCCTGACTTGCATTTGGTGTTTGTTCAACGTAGAAGGTTTGGAACAAATCTCTTTGAGCAAAAGGGAAGATTGCTACAATGTCGTCAGACAAAGCATCAAGCACCTTCATACCTTTGCCGTTAGGCACGTAGCAATTAATCTGAAACGTGCCAGTCTTACGAACCCTTGTAGCATCAATTGTAGGGTTCATCGTATTAGATGCCAAAAATACTACTTCAAGCCAATTGCCAGAAGTTGGCTTATTGAAAGGGACACCTTCGTAAGCAACTGGAATGTTTTTACTAGAAGCGTAAGCCGCGATGGCAGACTCAACTTCTTGACGAATATTCATCAGATAAGCCCTTTCATATTGTTGAACGAAACATCTACAGGCGCGTAGTAGCGACGCATACCTGTCCACGTCCAACCACTAATCGGGTCTTTACCAGCAGGCCACGCAGCGAACTCAACACGACAAGCGTAGTTAAGATTGTTGGACAGCGTGACAAACCCATCCTTCTGAAAGAAGGCGCTAGATTCCTTGACAATGCTATCAATCCTTGCTAAACTATCACTGCCGTTACTTGTGACTCCTGTTATTGTTCTATCAAAAGAATTCACAGCAGGAAACCAGTTAGCAACGAAGTGCCCTGCTACATATGGGCCGTCACCTACGTGTGGGGAGTTATTAACTATCTTGTAAAACAGAGTGTAAGCAACAAAGTTAATCTTAGTGTTAACTTCTTGTTGTACACGTTGAATGTTAGATTTGAGAGAATCTAGGAAGCTTCCCATCTGTTCTCCTTATAGATCAGAATTATAGCACTGGCTAACATTCTTGTCAATTTTACGGCTGAACAACGTAAGAGCCAGACAAAAGAGGTTGGCAGTAGCCCTTAGATGCTCTCACAGTTATTTCGTAAGAATAGAATCCAACCTCAAGATCGTCCTGCTTAAACGAAACCATCCCTTTGATGTCAGAATTAACCCTGCCTTTTGTCTCGGACACAACGCCGTCCGAATTTGAAATTGTCAGGAACAAAGCCATCCCCGTGATACTCGCAGGTAAACTGGTAGAAGCATCAAAGATTGAAAACACATCTTGACCAAGAGCTTCAGAGCTTCTTACGAGTTGCTTCTTCGCAGAGCCAAAAGGAACAGCCCTCAGCTTAAATGTTGGCTTAGCAGCAAACGACACATCATCTTTACTAAGGGCTTCGTTAATAATAAAAACTTTGCAAGAGTTCATCATTCGTCCGCAATGTCAATGTACACTGTACGCTCATCTGTACGAGAAGGAACAGTAAGTGTTTTAATCTTACAAGCGACAGTTGCCGCACTTCCTGCAACACCACCAGAAATGAATACAGTTACTTTAGAACCGTCTGTGAAGCTGCCAACACTGCTGACACCGTTAAGTGTGAATGTAACATCAGAAATATCGACGGAGCCAATATCATCTAACCAGTTAGACCAATCAAACGTAATGTCAATAACAGCATCCGGGTCTTTCATGCCACGAGGTTTCTTTGGGTCTGTCAGCGTCCACCACTTACCCCCAGTGAAAATAGGAGATGTGGCCTGTACGTTAATTGTTCTTGCAATACTTGGTGTGAACATAGGAATTACCTGTAAAGTCGAAAGGTCCGCTGCAATTCCAGATTGTA